AGGCTTTGTAGAATTCAAAGTATTCTTTGCGCCAGTATTTACGACCATCACAAGCAATGACAACTTCTCCATACTCTTTACCATACTTACGTTTGTAAGATTTAATAGTGGAAAGAGTCACGTGACGGATAAGGTTCTTAACCTCAGACTCTGTACCCTTTAGCTCTCGTTGAAAGGTAAGGATGGTGCTCAGAGCAACTTGGCTGTAGTCAATTAGAATCATTAAAACGCTCCGAGTAGGATACACTCTTCATTCACGCGACCATTCGGTGTAGAAGGTTTGGTTGTTAGTTTCTTAAACGCGCCATTCAGCGCACGTTTACCCATCGCAAGACCTTTGAAGAAGTCTTCTGGCTTACGTAGTGTCATAGTCTTGGACTCTTTGATATCGAATCCCAGGATTGTCGTACCCTTAACAGACAGAGTACCACCATCAGACTTATACACAGTCACCTTGCGGTACTTAGTATTATACACCCACAACTCAGTGGATGTCAAGATATCCTCTGGCTTGCAAGACTTCAGATTGAGTTCAGCGAAGTCGCGGAGGAACTTCATCTTAGAAACTACCTTAGTTGGGCTTGCTGCTTTGCGCTTACGTGGAGCACGATTAGCCTTAGCAGTTTGTACTTGTTGTTGGCAGTCAGAGATAATACCCTCTACAAATTCCGCGAATCGTTTCAGTTCTCGTTTATTGAGATGGGAGTAACCTTCTACCAATTGCTCATCATTACCTTCAATCGCCTCTCTAATTTCTTCGCCAGCACGAGCAAAGATCTCTCCAATGCGTTTAGCAATCGGTCCAGCCACTTGATTAGCCAAGAGATAATTCTTTGTCGAAAAGTCAGACTTGCACTTATTGAGAACAAAGTCGTCAATCGCGCCTTCAATTTCGCCAGCCAGAACATGTGCCTTTTCTTCCATGCGGTCTTGGATTGATACTGTTGCAACTGGAACGGCAACTGTTTTATCTTCTTTGATTTTCTGTGGTAGTGCTTCTTTGCGGATGATATGATTAACCATATTGTCGATGGTCTTCATGTGTTCATCGCTGAGTACATTTTCGTTTGACACGAGACGACAGAGCACACCCAGTTGGCGCACATCATAGTCATCTGCTTTATTGATGGCAAGCACTTCTGTTTTCTTGCCGAGTTTTGCGAAGTATTCCAAAGCGAATTTGCGAATCTTCTTTTCATCTACATTGTCACGATACCAAACCAATGCGTTGGTCAGGGAAACATTGTAATTGTCCTGATCCAACATCGGTTCATCGACAGTCTTACGTAGTGATGCGTGAGCCTTTGCTCGTTTTGTAGCTGTTGCCATAGGTTCTTAGCCTCCTTAATATGTATCTATTATACCTCAAGTTGACAACTTTGTCAAGCCTTGATGTAATCCCTTACTGTCTGTAGGGTTACTTTGTACTCGTTCTCCCACATAGAGAAGTGGGTTGAGTTTGGAATAATAACTTCTTTTATATCTGGAAAATAAGTTTTAAATAGAGCATAACCACCTGTTGTCACTTCATAATCATATTGACCAACAATACTTAATATCGGAGGAACCTTGTCTGGAATAAACCCATTTGAATGGCGTTTCGGATAAAAGTTTCCAACGTCATGAACTACTTTGGATGGAACTTGCCATTCTGTTTTACCGATAACAGATAATATCTTTTCTTGCCAATTATCTACTCTATTAGATTTTGGTATTAGTTTATCACTAATATTACCTATGCGGTCTTTTATTAGTTTCTCAATGGAAACATTCAATACATCTTGGTGTGGAACGAAATACTTTGGGTCTTGGCGAAGTACAGGGCTATGGATAATAACCTTGTTAAAGTATTGTTGTGAAGCAATTATAGCTGGAGCAGTAGAAGTAGAAAATCCGAATATGGTTTTAACTTCATAATCTTTTAAATGCTCAGTTGCTTCTATAATCTGGCGAGCATAATCAATTCTATCGTATGGGTAAAATGCTTTACTATTACCATAACCAACTGGATCAAATAGAACTACATCAATACCCTGTGATAAAAACCATTGAGCATGACTACCTTCATCAGTCGGATAATCCCAGAATACTCTTGGAGAAAGACTTTGACCTGCAAGTAAAAACAGCAGATGTTTGTTGGCATCTGCTGTATAAGTCTTTATAAAAGTTTCTTTTAAATGGAGTTCATTAACCATTTCACAACTTCATTTTCTTCAAAGTATATATTATCAAAACAAGAAACATCGATAACGTTACCTGCAGTTGAAGTCAAAAACATAGCATCGCAAAGATATAGTTTGTCAGTGGAAATATCAGCCCAATGAAATTCGACACTATGTTCAGCGCAGAACTCAGCAACTTGTTTCATAACTGTACCATCAAGTCGGTTATGCTTTGGAGCATAAACCTTTCCCTCTTTAACAATGGCAATATTAAATCCTACACCTTCAGTTAAGAAACCATTTTCATCAAGCAGCACTGCAGTATCATAACCACGATCAATAGCTTCCCATTGAGCTAGGTTCAAATCATTCCAAGAGAAGTTTTTCATTCTCTGGTCAATAGCAGTATTGCGTTGTTGTTTGGCTAGACAAACAGTGGCAGTATTTTTAGCATTAAACCCAAAGTAAGGTTTAGCGTAAGCAATTAACCTATTGTCGCAGTTAGCCAAATCTCTAGGATTACCAGAACGGGGAATGCCACGAGTGACAGCAACCCACAGCAATAGATCTTTTGTTGGTGCTTGCTTTACCAAATTAACTAAAAGTGCTTTCAGATCATCCAGATCTGGGCAGGTTAGTCTCCAACCCTCACAACTTGCTTGGAATCGTTGTAGATGTTTATCCAGATTAATGATATTACCATCTTTAACGGAAAGCACATCATACGTAGCGTCACAATGGATCAAACCGAGATCCAAAATAGAAACTGTGACGTCTTTGATCTTACAGTAATCACTACCATTCCAAGCAGGATAATTAAGCATCTTTAGTAGTACCTGTCACTTCTTCATACAAAGTTTCAAAGTCTTCATTGTCTTGAATTTCTTGGGTGAAGTTCTGACGATGATAAGTCTTTGCGATCTTATTGATGATTTTCTTTGGGAGTTGGAACTCAGCGTTGAGTTCTTTCACAACCTCTCGAATCAAATCACTCTCTGCCTCTTTACGAGTCATTGAGTTGCTAATCTCTTGAATAGCGTCTTTAAACTTTTTACGGTCTGCTGGTGATGAAATCATATATGTCCTTAGTCAGAGAATGATGAAGAGGAGCCACTGTCACTAGAACTATAACTCGAAGAAGAATCGCTAGACGAGTAGCTTGAATAGCTAGACGAACTAGAAGATTCGTAAGAAGAGGATGGAGTTGGAGTGATAGTAGGTGTATCATTATCCCAACGAACTGATCCAGATGTAGTATCAGAAGAACTGTTCATTGCATTCTGAAGAATCATCATGGTCAGCATATCACTATTGTCATCAACAGCAACAGGACGACGATCCGAGTAACGATCTTGGTGCGCACGAGTTTCAACTACCTTAGTGGTAGAAACAGGAGTATACAAAGATGTCATCTTTTCTCGACGTTCAGCACGAGCCTGACGAATTCGTGCATTATTTTCATCGAGTTCTCGCATCAAACGTTCGTGATTTTCTTTTTCAAGACGTCTTGAACGACGATAGAAATAGATCGCGATGAAACATAGGGTGACAGAAGCCACCAAAAATCCAATAACAAAGTAGTCCATAATTAAGCCTTAAACTTAAGAGCAGCCTCACCTCGGAAGAACATACCCAAAACAACCACAGCACACCAAGTATCAAACGACACTGGAATTGCAGCTGCTGGTACCAAGATGTTCACTGACCAGATAACAGCCAAGGGGAACAACACGACCATTGCAATGGCCAAAATCAAAATCAAAATTTTACTCATAATAATCACCTTTAGTAAGAAATAACTGAACTCAAACGGAAAGAGCGCCATTCGCTTTTTTCCACATCGAAAACTCGGAGTGCGGATCCAATAGTGCTGGCAGTTTGCGCCTCTGTTGACTTTGGTCGCTTGTCTGCTGGAATTTTAGACTCGACAAGGGTGCATCGCATGGTACGCTCTGTACCATCTGCTTTGGTAAACTTGACTGTGGCTTCATT